CCATCTTTACTAATCGTCCCCAAAATAACTCCTCAGGGGTTCGGCGTGGAGTATCTTCAGGGTCTAATACAAATGGAACTTCTCGTGGTACTAGCACTAGTGGGGCTTCTATTAGTGGAGGAAATACTTCGCGTGAGACATTAAGGTCTCCTCGTGGCGGCACAGGCAGCAGATTGAGTATCTTATAATGACCATGTTTATGAAAGGTAAAGCTGAGAAACGTTACGGAGCATTGGTCTCTACACGTTCTCAGTTTCTGGAGAGAGCACGCGACAATGCTGCTTTAACCCGACCATACATTGCGCGCGAAGAAGGGGACGATGGGAATACACCTCATACCATCCCTTGGTCAAGCTCAGGTGCAGAACTTACTAATAACTTAACTAATAAAATTTCTTTATCCCTATTCCCCGCAGGAGTTACATGGGTCCGTTTGAAGGCTAAAAATGACGTACTTCAGCCACTAGAGGATTCCTTAGACGAATCCGAGTTTGGGGAGATTAAAGTTGAAATTGACGAAGCTCTCTCAGGAATTGAAAAAGAGTTTGTAGACGTTATTGAAGAAGATGGGGACCGGGTTGTTCTTCACGATGCTGTAGACCACTTAGTTATTTCTGGAAACTATGCTTTAGGTCATGCTGAAGAAGGTCAGATACGTGGAATCCCTCTTAACAGATACGTTACAAGACGAGATGTTATGGGTAATCTAGTAGAGTTCTGTATTAAAGACCCTATGGAATGGTCTACATTACCTACAGATGTAAAGGAAGCCGCTATTAAAGCTGGCAACCCTAACCCAGATGAAATGAACTCTGTAGAATCCTCCACAGGGGGAAAAGAGTCTGTCATTGATGTATACACTTATGGAAAACTGAGTAATGGTGTATTTGATGTCTACACAGAAGTAATGGGTATAGAGGTAGAAGGGTCTGCCGCAACTTACAACAAAGAAGCATTGCCGTATCACTTCCTCAGGTTCCGTGTTCTTGAAGATGAAGACTATGGGCGCAGTTACGTGGAAGATTACATAGGTGATTTACAGTCTATTGAAGGAATGAACCAAATGCTGCAAGAGGGCGGCGCAGCCTTAGCTAGATTTCTATTACTAGTACGCCCAGGGTCAGTAACTTCGAAGCAGCAACTTATGGAGTCCAGAAATGGTGCAGTCATAACAGGTAACGTAGATGATGTGGGCGCTCTAAGAGCTGACAAGGCTGGTGATCTAAATTTTGTTTTATCTTTAATGGACCAAATTAGTACGAGACTAGATAGAGCCTTCCTCATGAATACTGCTGTGCAACGTTCTGGTGATCGAGTCACGGCTGAAGAGATTAGGTTTGTTGCGCAGCAATTAGAAGATCAGTTAGGTACATCTTACTCTAACCAAGTGGTCTCCTTTCAAGCACCATACGCTAGGATTAAACTTAAGAATGCGCAGCGCAAGGGTAGGGTATCCAAGACCCCCGATAATGCTATTAAAGCTAGCGTTATTACAGGCGCTGCTGCACTGGGCCGGATGGCTGAGATACAACTACTAGACAATCTATTACTAGGTGGCGCTCAAGTGATGAGTCAGTTACCTCCTAATACAATTAAGCCTCATGTTTACATGCAGAAAAGAGCTGCCTCTTTAGGAGTAGACTCTTCAGGTATAGTCTTGACGGAAGAAGAACAACAGGCTATAGTAGAACAACAACAACAGGCTCAATTAGCACAATCAGTAGCTCCTGAGGCAGTAAGACAATCAGGACAAATTATTCAAAATCAACAGCAATCAGACTTAGCGCAGGAGAATCAATAAATGGTTGACGTAGTTAAAACAGACGGCCAAGGCGGAATGCCTAAAGCATCTTCAGAAGGGGCACCTGTAGGAGTTACTTCAGATGAAAATGGTACTAAAGAAGTTGATCTCAATCATAAGGCTAGTGTCACTGCGGAAGAAGCGCAGGAAGCTCTCGCACTTGCAAATAAAGAAAGTGAGGGCGAAGGTCCTAAGTCCGAAGGTGACAGCGACGAAGATAAAGCAAAATCCTTGGAGACTGAAGAGGCTACAGCGGATTCTGACAGTAAACAAGAAGACGGAACCCCTTCCCCCGTCGAACTTACAGATACCCGTTTACAGGACCTCCAGAAGGAGTATGATGAGACTGGTGAAGTCAGTCCGGAAACGTTAGCCGCTAAAGCTAAAGAACTGGGTATCTCGGAAGAGGTTATGAAGTATACTATCCAAGGTCTGCAAGCCAATCAACAGGCGGCGCAAGCCATTGTAGATAAACAAGTCTCTGACATCAAAGCTAAATTCGGTGGAGAAGAGGGGTTTAACGAGTTTTCTGAATGGGCTCGTGATAATCTTGACCCCAACCAATTAGAAGCTTACGAAGAACTTAATGAGGCTCAAAACTTTAAGGCATTATCAGTTATGGTTGACGGATTTAAAAGCCAGTATGAATCTGCTGGGAACACCACTCGAAGAGATATCACGGAATCGGGCGGCACTAAACAATCTAGTCCTACGGAGAGATTTGAATCTCAAGCTGAGATGACCAAAGCTATCTCCAATCCAGACTTTGACCGAGACCCTGCTTACCGTCGCCGTGTAGAGCAGAAGATTGTCAATTCTAATTTTGATGGTAGCTAGATGATAATTCCTCCGGTTAACACACAAACTATCCTTATAGCGGGCGCTGCTATACTATTATCAGCGAATGCTGCGGTGAACTTATATAAGGATAGAAAACTAAAGTCACATGAAGCAACTATTGCTAGTTATGAGGATTTACTAAACGGTAAGGACGCTGCGATATTATCTTTAAGAAGGCGACTTGAGGAAGAGAAACGTATTTCTGAGATACAACTAGGGGCATTACTAGCTGCTGATAAAGAACTACGAAAACAAACTGTAATATCTAAGCAGCGCGAAGAACTTCTTATAAGTGAGATCAAAAAGGTATCTAGTAAAAATGAAACATTTGCAAAATGTGCTACTATGTCTGTTCCTATTGACCTTGTTAACATCTTGTACGGCCTCCCGGATAAGGACGGAGATACAGGAAGTAGTAGTAGAAAAAACAGTGTTCATCACACCCCCAATATATCTGGCACAGAGCTGTGAACGGACAAGACAATACACCTTTGAGACTATAATCCTAGAGCAGGATTCAGTCATTCGGTGCGAACAAAAGAATAATAACGCACTTATCCTTTGGATAAAACGTGTGGAAGAAGAATCACCTAATACGCTTAGCATCCCAGAGAGCGGTATAGGTGTAAATCTAAGTTCTGGGATAAAACAGACGGAGTAAACAATGGTTGACGCAACCCCTAGTAGGTTGGGCCAAATTGCAGGTGCAGGTGATGACCGCGCATTGTTCCTAAAAGTATTTTCCGGTATGGTTCTAGCTGCTTTCGAGCGCGCTACAACTTATAAAGGTAAATTCATGGAACGGACTATTGCTTCTGGTAAGACAGCGCAATTTCCTGTAAGTGGCCGAGCTTCTGGTTTCTACCATACACCCGGCACAGAGATTACTGGTAACACAATCCAACACGCGGAAAAAGTTATCGGTATTGATGGCCTATTGATCTATCCCACATTTATCGCAAGTGTTGACGAAGCACTAAATCACTATGAAGTACGGGCAGAATATGCACGTCAGATTGGTGAAGGACTTGCACGTCAATATGATGAGGATGTATCTCGAACTGTAACACAAGCTGCACGTTCTGCTGCTAGCTTGGCAGAGCTTCCCTCTGGTACCACAGTGAACGATGCTGACTTCGATACTGATGGAGCTAAGCTATTCAATGCTATCTTCGATGCTGGTACTACACTAGATGATAACTTTGTACCGGACAATGACCGCTATGCGTTCTTACGTCCTACACAATACTCTCTCGTAGTACGATCTGAGAAGCCTATCGACCAAGACATTAACCGGACAATGAACGGTGGTCTTGACGATGGTGTAGTTCGACGGGTCAATAACATTGATCTTGTTAAGACTACTTCTCTAGCAGATTCTAACGACACAGCAAATACTAATATTGCGACAAGTCGTCAGGCAGACTACTCTACTACACAAGCCCAAATCGCTCATCGCAGCGCAGCAGGTACTGTACAGTTAGCTGGTATGTCTATGGAATCTGAATATGACATCCGCCGTCAGGGTACGCTCATGCTAGCCAAAAACTTGGTTGGTCATGGTCCTCTACGTCCTGAAGCAGCTGTAGAACTACGTACCGCCGACCCAGCGTAATAACTAGGTAACAAGTACGACTGTATAAAGAACCCTGTGAGTTAATCCTCACGGGGTTTTAGGAGAAAACATGACGAGCAACCTACCTAATAGACTTACATCTTTACTAGACGCAGTGAACACATGCTTGTTTGCCATAGGTCTAGCCCCAGTGAATTCCATAGTGAACAATGAGGATTTAGATGTGGCAAACGCCTTGTCTGCAATCCGAGCACAAGACCTTGAAGTGCAATCTCTAGGATGGAGTTGGAACTTAACCCGACAAGTCAGGTTCTTACCAAATAGTGCGGGTCATATACAACTACCAGATAACTTACTGTTCGTAGACAAAGCATACCGCGAGCGGGAATTCGTAAGTTCATTTTCAGGGACACCGTGTGATGTTACTGAGAGAGGGGATAGACTCTTTGATAAAGAGAATAACACATTTGTATTTGAAGAGGGGATAGTCTTAGACTATATTACTAGATTTCCATATGAGGAATTACCCGAAGTAGCTAAACGCTATATTGCTATTAAGGCGGCGCAGATATTGCAATCTTCTTTTGAAGGTTACGACAGCGCACGTATAGTTACTCAAGAGCAAGTCTCCTCTGCCTTGGTCGCACTAGAGCGTCATGAAGATAGAGTTAGGGATAGAGACCTTGTTACAGGTAATCTGACTGTATTAGGTGGATTATACGGACGTGGTATCAGAAGAAAGCAAAATTACTAATGCCAAAGATTGATAGGAACATTAATGCTCCTTACCAAGGGGTCACTGAAGCAGCGCAGACTATTCGCTTAGAGGATCAAATGGATTCCTCTGTGAATTGTATCGCTAGGATTCCAAACGGGATTACTAAGAGACCACCCTTTAAGCATACTGCTAGGTTGGCCACGGATGTAACTTGGAGTACGAATGCTAGGATATTTCCTATAGAGCGCGGTATTGACCTTCCAGACGTAGCCTTAGTTGTGCAAAACGAAATGGGCGCAGTTAATGTCAGGGTTGTAAATTTATCAGACGGTACTCAAGAGGCTGTTAATGTTTCTCCTACTGCCCAGGCATATTTAAATACAGGCTCCCCTTACAATACTACTAGAGATATACGTCTTCTTACTGTAGCAGATACTACGTTCATCCTAAATCGTAACGTAGAGGTACAGCAAGGTGCATCCTCTGCGCCAGTATCTCCATTTGAAGCTCTTATAAGAGTTCGCCAAGCTGCATTCGCTAGGACGTACTCAGTAACGATTACTCAGGGTGCTAGTACCTTTACGGCATCCTACCTTACTCCAGACGGGTCCACCACAGCTTCTGGAGAGTTTATTGATACAGATAACATCGCGGCGATACTTCTGAATGCAACAGCTAATGGTGTAGTTCCTGACGCTGGTTCTGCAACGTCAACCTTAGGGGCAGACCTTATTGCAGCCGGATTCACAGTGACCCTAGTGGGCTCTGTTATTGCTATTCAACACCCATCTACAGACTTCACAATAGAGGTGACAGACGGTCAAGCAGGCGAAGCACTAGTACCTATTAAAGACGAGGTACAGGATTTCTCTGATTTACCACAAACAGCTATAGATGGGTTCAAAGTACTAGTCACAAACACTTCAGCGGGAAATGAGGATGATTACTATGTCGAGTTCCAAAGCACAGCAGGCGCAACGGGCGTCTGGACAGAAACAATCGCACCAGGTGTTAATCTCGGAGCGGACCCTGCGACTCTCCCTCTTACAGTCCAGTTCGATGGTGTCTCTTGGATGGTCGATGCTGGTTCATGGAGCGGAAGGACTGTGGGGGATTTACAACTAAGTCCCGACCCAGGTTTTGTAGGCAATAAACTTACGGATATTACATTCTGGCGGGGGAGATTAGGTATTCTGTATAACGAGGATATATTCTTCGCAGCAGCTGATAACCCCTTCTCTTTCTACGCTAGCACTCTGGTAACATCTTTGGATAGTGACCCATTTGGATTGAACTCTCCCCTAGACCGAAGATCTAACTTCCTAGAGGCTCTAGCATTTAAGCGCCGCCTTGTGATATTCAGTGAGCAAGCTCAATTCGTTGTTACAGCTGAAGGACCTTTAGTTTCAGCATCTACAGCAGAGATTGACGTATCAACTCGTTACAGATACTTAGAGAACTTGGAACCTCAGGGAAGTAACTCTAAGGCATACTTTGGAGCAGATCGTGGAAATAACTCTACGGTTGTATATGAGTTAGATGTAAACGACATAACAAACACTGAGGACGCCGACGACCTGACCTTCCACATACCTACGCTACTCCCATCTAACTTAAACATCGCAGCCACAGCTCCCACTGAGTTTGTAACCTGTTATGCTACTCAGGGTTCTAATGATTGGTTTGTACATATCTACAGGCACGCTGAAGGAGAGCGTATCCAGAATGGATGGTTCCCTCAGAAAACTCCTAACGGAATGCAACTGGTTGACTTCTTCTTTATTAACACAGAGATGTTCGTCTTCCTAGCTGAAATAGATAATCCTACTAGAGTACATCTTAGTACAGTGTCGTTTGCACCCGAAGATATTGATGACGACCCCACAGCTACGGTTTTGACTTACTTGGACATGCGCCAAAATAGTAACGATGTCACAGCCGTGTACGACTCCATAACCGACACTACAGCTATTGGCTTACTGTTCCCTTCTACAGAGGATGTTTCAGTGGTCGCTAGAGCACCAGGTGGTGAAGGGGGCAGAGCTATCTCAGGGTCGCTTCCTACAGTATTCGAAGGGCAAGCAGCTATAATAGACTCAGTGGACGCTGGAGTAATAACTGTACAAGGCGATTGGAGCTTAGTACCTTTTCACTTGGGTTATCTGTATACCAGTGACTGGACCCCTAATCAGTTCTACGCCAGAGATCAAAGCAACTCAGTCATACGTACTGGGAGATTACGTATAGATCGCTTACTAATAGACGTATCCGATAGTGGGTTCCAAGAAATTATTATAGGTAATGGCCAAAGAGACTTGACTAAAGCTAGTTTCCAAGGTTATATTTATGGTGATAGGGAGTCTGTTATAGGCAGGGCACCTAATCAGTCTACAATACTAGATAAACCTGTTGCAGCTAGGAGCGACCAGTTGACGATAACATTTTCTAATAAGTCCCATTTCTCTTCCCGTATAACCGGGTATGAATGGGTAGGAACATACTCACCAAGAGCGGGAAGAACACAGTGACCATTGATATAAGAACGGTGAAAAGTAGTAATTTTATTGAGATGTGGGAGAGCCTCAGGAATTTGGCTCTGTTGATGGACATTGAGGATATGCGCGAATGCATAGATTTCGATTGCACTCCATTAAGAGCCCTACTAAATGGCCGCGCGGGGGAAATGAGAGTAGTCTGGAATTCGGACAGACAGTCCGGACACAATATATGTGGCGCTTTTGGCGTAGTCGTAGATGCCTCAGCATCGTTAGCGTCGGCCTGGTCTCTATGGCGCGAAGACTTAAAGATATCCGAGAGTATGTTTGTAATCAATAATACCAAATCCCAAATAATTGAGATAATGGGTAAATTAGGTATAAACGAATGCAGTAATATGGTTAGAACTTCTAATAAAAAAGCCATCGAGTGGTTGAAGAGAAGCGACACCTTTGATATAATCGAAGATAATACTGCGGATGTATTCAATGGGACTTACAAGCATTTTGTCTCTAAACCAAATTTAATCACGGAGTAGTCTATGTGCATCCCTTTAGCAGCAGGAATAGCAGCAGTTAGTACCGGGCTTTCAATAGCGGGTAGTATTGCTGAGCATAAGGCTCAGAGTAACCAGGCCAGAGAAAACCGAGAGGCTGCCCTTATAAACCACCAACTTCGCTCTAACGCTAACTTCGCTAGAGCTGCTGAGATTGAGACCTCTGAGTCCGAACGAGTGTTCTCAGCGGCTGTAGAATCTGCGAGAG